TTACCAATTAAAAATATAATCTTTTATTTTAAGATACATATCAACTTTCCCAGACCATTTTGATGCACTCTCTTTCATATTTTCAATAACATCATCAATCAGTAAGTCTCTTCCTTTTACAATCAATTGATCATCATCAATACCCTCTGGTGCAAATTCATATATGTGCATGCTTAGATTAGACTTCTGAGTATGAGGGAATGAATCTTTTTCCACACACATATCAATAAACTCATTAATAGATAGTTCTTTCTGTTTACACATCATAAGTAATAATTCGAACTCATCAATTGTTATATAGTAAATTCTTTTTAGATTAATGGGGATACTATGATATTTTTCAGATAACTCAGTTGATAAATCAGGGTTAATAAAATCCTGCACAACCATTGCATTTGATATATGATGATCCCGATGCACCACAATTAACATTGAATCTTTCGAAGATGGTTTTCTCATCTCTATTTTATTTAAGTTAAAAGCACATTCCTGACCTTGATAAATCCCTTTAATAAAACTCTTATTCAACCTTTCCTTTAGCAACTGAGCATTATTAGATGTTTTAACGAACTTTGCAGGCTCTATTGCCTTCGAGTCAATATAAACTATTGAATCTCCCTCTGAAATAACAAAATCTACGGACTTGCAATTTTTTATTGCATTATCACTATAAATCCTCTTAACCTCCCTTTCAGTCTTAAAGTTATAATTGTACTTATCAAGAAAGCGAGAAATATAAAGTTCCATCGTCTTACCAAATTTTTCTTTATAAGATTCCTTATAGACCTGCTTGAACAATTCTGGAACTAGGTTGACAAACCCTGACTTCATGATTCTTTTGCATAATATCACTACACCATCGCCATCTAAAAACATTGGTTTACTGAGGAGTGGTGTATCTTCATAATACTCAGCGGTAATGTTTTTATCCAATTTATATGGGGCAATAAAATCTCTCACACCATCAATTTTTAAGCATGTTAATTCCAAAAATCTTTTCACTTGTTCCGGACCAAATATCGGAACCAAGTTTATTATCAAGTGTTTAAATGGAATAACCTCTGATTCTATATCAGGATTAATACATGAAATAGCGGTAAAATAACATGCCATTTTGTAATAGTTTTCCAAATGTAAACCAGTACATTCTAAAAACTTATCTTTATAATATGATTCATCATTCAAGCAATACCAAATATACTGTCTTGTTAATGAATTGGCATTAAATTTATCAGTTGATTGATAAAGCAACTGATTTATCACCATTCGTCTAAGGCTTAGCATAACTTTATCATCAACGATTAAATTAGATGCTTCTAGTTGCAAGTTATAGATTAAGTTGATAATATCAACAAAATCATTTTTACTCATTTCTTTTGCAGGCTTTTTTTCCTTCATGCAAAACTTCCATTTCATTGCCAGATAGCAACACCAAGGGAAATTGGAAACAATACCCACCTCGACATCCCTTACTTTTTGGAAGTGTTCATAAAAATTTCTCAAAAAAGAAACATCACTAAAATATGACAATCTTTTCTTAATCGCATCAACTTTTATAGAATATGACACTGGTGTCATTGTTTTTATTGCCACGCTCATAAAAAACCTTTTATGATAAACATAGAGAAATATTTTATTTAAAAATTATCAAATACACGTTAATAAATATACATTTTTTAATTTTGCGTGCAACCCTATCCCCAATCAATACAAAATATTGTGCACACAAAATTGAAGAAGCCTATAACTATAGGTGCCTACTGACACCTATCAAGAAACTTGTTCACCCCCGACACAATTTAATTTGGCGTAGCTCACAATGTTCTCCTCAGCACACCTACCCCCCACTTTATAGGACAGTTTTCATGCAGTACATGCATAAACAAAAGCTCATCAGTTCTGGTGGTTCCTCACCACGAACATGCAGATAATACCTCAAAACATCATGTAACAATGTTGGCATTACGCCACCAGCCACAAAAAAGCCCTACCCTTAGGCTTAATGTTTGGCTTGGCTGTTGGCTTACTATAACGCCCCGCTCACCGTCGCAGCCTGTTCGGTTTCCGCCACTGATACGGCCTCACATCATCATGCTGATAGATGTCGACGGGCTACCAGTACCATTTGCTCACCAACCCCATATTTTCCATGTTAATCTTCTCTTTCCACATGCTTTGTATGGTAATAAGCAAAAGGAAAAATGATGAACACTAAGGTGAAAGAAGCAGTAAAATGTTGGGCTTCTAGTCCAACGTGGTTTAGCAGGCATCCAATGGATACGGCGGAGTTCCGACGGGCTGTTTCAAATCTCAAGCGCATTACCCCTACCCCATCTTTCGAAGAAATCAAAGAAGCGATCATGTTCTTTGTTTCCGATGCGCCAACAATGCTAGGTACGCCGTCGGATATTCCTCAGGCGGTTCATGACTTCGCTGGAAAAATTTATAACAAGCTGTGAGCAAAATGCGGGCTATCCCAGCCCGCATCCCTAATTAACGCCGTAACTTGTTTGGCTTCGTCCATTGGTACGCCTTTTCGTTTTCCCGCCGCTGGTGGCGTTCCTGTTGCAGCACAACGGAAACAGGCGCTGAACACCTGTTAATTTTGCTTGCTGGTTGTTTGATTCCGGCAATGCTGCGGATCATCTCCAGCATATCGGCTTCGGTGATGGTCATAGGTTTCCTATCAGCACTCATATCCAATTAATAAGTTCAATACAATGGATTATCCCGTTTTAGTGACTAACCATTGCAGAATAACGATAATTAAATATGTTAATGTGCCAGTTCCAAGAAGTATTAATAATTGATAGCAACGTAGGGCAATATTACTAATCGATTTTTGCATCACGATATTCACTGGCTCAGCCACACACTCTTTAGATCTTATCGATAGAATACTTGGAACTTCTCTATTTATTGATAATATTTCACATTGAATAGACTCACCAGGTGCAAGGCTTTCAAACTTGATAATATAGCGACCATCCTGTTCAATATTTTCTTCAAAATGGTGGACAGGCCAAAAATTAATATGCATTGGCTTATAGTTAAAAACCAATGAGATATTAGTAGCACTTTCTCGCCCTTCATTAACAAGAATAATAGATCGTGTATACACCAACTGTGAATTAGATATTACCTCACCATTGGCATTCCGTAAGGGTTCATTGAGAAGAAAAGTAAATCCATGCTGATAACCATAGGATAACTTTGCCTTGCTTTTAAATCTGTTATTCAGTATCCATGTTAAAATCGTTATAAAAAAAGAAAATAGTTCTTTCCCATAAAGACTAAAAAAACTCATCACACATTTCCTTCAGTAATCTGATTCTGCTGTCAAAGCTACCAGCACTATAGTCATTCATCCACATTGCGACAAGAAGGTTACAGCACGTCCAATCACACCTTAGGAAATCTTAGGGGGCTGGTTGACACTTTCCGGCTTAAGACCTTAATAAATCTTAATATCGCAGGTTGACACACTTGACACTTTTTCGCGAAAAACCTTAGCATTTCTAAGCATGGCAACTTGACATTTTTCGCGGTTTTTTCGGCTTTTTGACGTGGTAAATCTGGCACAAACCCAGTAATTGCGGGGCTTACAGCGAGGTTGACACTTTTTCGCGTTCAGAGTGTAAAGTGTCAACCTGGCAAGCTGGCAAGCTGCTCAACTTGACACTTTTTGATGTCATTGATGGTCTGATTTTTCCCACTCAGCCAGGGCGTTTAACCCGGCTTCACTCCATGATTCCGGTTCATCGGGATAATCACCTGCAACATAGCAGAGTTCGCAACGCAGCATACGAATTGCCAGCCTGGCATTACCTCGCAAATTGTATTTTTCAAAGTAATGCTGCCCTTCATCATCCTCAAGGCAGATAGCACCATCATCAAGAAAGTGCACTTCCCAGCCTAATTCCCCGGCTGCATACAGCACACGCTGCTGTATGCCCTCGTCCGTTACTGGCGCAGGAATTTTACCGTCTCTGGCCTTAACTGCTTTCCAGAACTCGCCCCATGTCATTTCCAGCGTTCTTTCTGGCCACATTTCAGAAATGGTGTCTTTCCCCTGTGCTGGTGGGCTGTTCCGCTGCTCTGTCGCTTCCACATCAATTTTTTTACCGGACATGACCACTTCGCCTTTCTCGAGCCAGTCGTAAACTGTCTGGCGGCTTACGCCTTTGTATTTGGCGTATTCGGCTTTACTCATCAACATGTAGCTCACCTCATGCATATACGATAAAAAATAATTTCATGCGGAAAGGGAATGCGTTGTGGGTATGGAGGAAAGGGGCAATAACCGCCCCTTACTGATTCAGTTGCGCCAGGATGGCTGGCTAAGCGTGGTTTTCATTACATCATTGACGACCTGTTTTACGATTTCTGTGTTGGCAGTCGTGCTTTCAACATCAACAAAGCCATAATCGCCAATTTCCACCGTCAGGGATTCCAGTTTCTTCCCTAGAGCATCAGGCAACTCTCCACTGAACCGATGCTGAAGATTTTCCACCAGCAACGCCCTGAATGCCTCGCTGTTCTCTTTTTTCTGCCATAGCTGGCGTTTATCCACTCTGATATTTAATTTCACAGTCTCACCTCTTTAAGTGCCTTATCCATCAGTTGCCGAGCGATAACATGAATCGACGGTGCCACACCAAGCACAGATTTCTGACGCTCTTCGTCCTGGATGCGTTGCAGGGCTTCGATCTGCCTCCGGGAAAGTAAAACTGGCTTTACTCCGTGATTTTTCATGATGATCCCTTCTGAATGACAATAATTGCAATTATTGCACAAATTGAAATGATACCAGAGACAATTGCAATAAATGAAACAAAAAGCATCAATAAACCAACCTTCGGCACTGAATGCTCTGATTTTTCTGCAAAGGTATGGCAGATGTTGGTGCATGCAAACATAAAGGCAATAGCAGAAGAAGCAGCGGGGAGTGAAAAGGGGAAGTTTTTATAAATACACGATTGTCGCCTCACTGCAGGTTAACAGCCACAAGCTCCATGATAATAACTTGTTAATTATTTCATCAGATTTTTCATTATTTGCGCGATTGAGTACACAAGCAAAAACTCGGCAGCCGCAAGAGTATAAAAAACATAAATTCGCTTAGCCCACCGACGATGAAAGAACTCCTCAGCATGGCCGGATGTTCGAGATACAAGCCATGCACCTACTGCACACAGAGCAGGTGCAATGAGCACAGTTATAAACCAGATTGTGATGCCCATCCCATGCCTACTGATAATAGCCATTGGTATTGCAAAAATGAATGTTAGAGCAGCATTAGCTAATAGAATATCTTTTAAAGTATTTTCAATTAGTTTTGCTAGATTATCTTTCATCTAATCCCCCACGTTGAACATTAATATATAAAAGCCCCTTACTAAGGGGCTTTGCACGGATTGTTTAAAGGGAACTTTTTTTCGCCCCTTCAATTTCTGCCTGACAAATTTCGTCATTTGTAAATGAGTACTGCAGATAGACATATCCCTGAGTGGAATTGTTCGCTCTGGCCTCAATAGATATAGTATCAATATTGTTTTTTAATGGTATTTCTTTTGTTCCCTTCCATGTGGCAGATAAGAAGCGTTCTTTTTTGTTTAGCCCCCTCATCCAGTCCTGAGGATCTTTCCAAATTGAACCAGCCAGCAAAAAGTCTGTAGTATCAGCCTTTCCATACAGAGAACTTAAAGAATTACTCAATTCTTCAAACTTGGATTTAAGAGCCAATCCATAGCTATCAGTATCAATATTTTTTCCTAAAGCCCGTATTTGACATAAACCAGCTTTCGGGGAGATCAGCAAACCATACATTTCAAAATCTGCGTTTTGCTTCGGTAATTTATCAGAAGTATACAGATTCACACTGTCTGGTAGTGGCTTGAGCTTAGCACCGATCATATCTTCGATGTTTTTCTGTGTAAGACCGGCTTCTAAGCCAAACGGACCATCCGCTGGCGGGAGTAAAGGAAGTTGCTCTTGGGAATTTTTGGCTGTTACTTCCGTTTCAGTACTGTTTTTTGCGTCATTAGCTTGTACTGATGCCAGCTTAACTTCAGCGAGGCCATACTTGGCTGTGAGGTACTTTTGCTGCAACATTGCCATGGTCTGCTCTTCAGTGGCAACAGTAGATAATTTTAGTACCTTTATCAGACCACCACTATACTGACGAGCATCAGCTTTGGCTTCGTTGATTTTTGCATCTAAGCTGTCAATTTCAGTTTTAATTGAAGCCGCAAGCTCAGGATCAGGTTTTACTCCAGATACAACAACATCAATTTTGGCACCTGATTCAATAGCATTAATACGCTGTTCCAAAAGCGCTTTATTAGTTCCTAATATTTCCAGTCTTGCTGTTGTCAGATTTTTTATCAACCCACCAGAAAACTGCTGGTCAACTTCCTTAGCTGCTGATATTTCACCTTCCGTTTGCGACAGTTCAGCTTTAAGAGCAGCTACTTCCTGTTTCTGTTCTGGAGTTAACTCTTCTGGCCCACATCCGGTTAACATTACTATACCGACTAATGTTGCAATTAAAGTTTTATTCATATCCCTATTCCAAATGAAAATATTCAGATTAATCTTATCAGGAACCCAGATGCAATTGAATATTCATCTGCTCAGCAACGTAGTAGATTTCCTCAGAAAGCATCAACAAAAAACCAAGAGAATCCCATCCTCTGTTACTGACTACAATTGTTCTTTTTTTGGTATTTCCTGAATGCCTCACCATTGGGCTGATGTAATCCCATCCCGGCATGTGCCCGGCTGATGGTTTCGCGCATCTCCCCGAAATTATCCTGCCTTGCTGGTGGGCGTGCTGCCTTGTGGATACATTCCGCGCGACGTTTTGCCGCCTGTTCCCGTGCCTTGTCATCATTCGCCAGCATGATGACCTCAGCCCACCGCGCCGCCGCTCTCCGGTACAGACCACGCGCTTCCAGTGCTTCCGCTTTGCTGTCGTGAATCATGCGCCTATTGTCTCCTTTGCTGCCCGGCGCTGGCGTTTGCGCTTCTCATTCAGCGCCACCAGCCGCGTTTCTGCGTCCTGTTGTTCCTGTGGTGTCACCTCGCCGCACGGCTGGCCTTTCAGGTCGTAGCGTACCCCACCAGCCATTAAGGCGCGGTAATAGCGCGGACACTGCGCATAAGATGCCAGCGTCGCACGCAATGCCCCTGGCCCGAATGCCAGCCCCCTGACGGCGAGATCCTGCATCAGGTCGTCGAATATCCCCACCTTAAGCGGCTTCAGTGCTTCCCGGCTGAATAAGTCAGGCCACAACTCAGTGAGGCGGTTAACGCGCCTGCGGTTTTTGCGCTGGCGTTTGGTCATATGCCGCCACGGTGTCGCCCCTGTAGGCTTCTGCTGCGCTTTCTGGTTACCGGGCATCACTTTATGCGCCGATGTGGTTTTATCCTGCTCCTGTGCCGCCTGCGTCGTTTTCTGCGGCGTGCCGTAAATACCTTTTGGTTTTCTGTTAATGGTCAGCTTAGTCATGCTTTGCCCCATCGTTACAACTGTCTACCAACTGTCTACCGATATAATTGATTGATTTATTTAATGTTATTAACACATAACAAAAAAACAATCTGCAAACTGTCTACCAACGGTCTACCGCATTAATACATTGATAATTAATGATTTTTACTAAATGGTAGACAGTGTAGACAGTTAAAAGAGAAATTTAAAAAATGCCCCCTTAACTATCTGTTTTTTATATACCCCCCGTGGTTTAGGAATATAGAAATAACTGTCTACCTCTCTACCACATTGAAAATATCTTTATAATTCAAAATATTAATTGGTAGATGGTTGGTAGAGGGTTAAGTGAATCTGTCTACCAACCGTCTACCTTTACGTTTCAGCTTATAAATTTCGTATTATGTTCTGTCGTTAATCCCTGTAGCTGCTGGCAACCAGCCATCAGCATCATCATCTAACAGAACATTTGTTATCACTCGCCCTTTATCCGGGCCTTTAGTGCATTTAGCCCGCTTATACTCCTTTCCGTATTCCGCCATAGCTCCTGGCATATCAGTACCAAAGCGTGTCAGTGATACTGGTTTTCCCAGGCCATGCGCTGACATATAGGCTAAATAAGCATGATACAGGTATCGCCTCGGGCTAAATGGCACTATTTCCGCATTGCCCACCATCATTCCTTCACATTTAACCAACGACATCAGATAGCCGCAAAAGTCCACCAGTGAATCACCTTCGCGCTTTATCAACAGCGCTTCTTCTGATTTTTGCTGCTCATAAAGTAGTCTTTTAGCTTCGTCCTGGTCGGTAAATCGTGTTAGCAAATGGCGAATCACTACCGCCAGTTCGCCTTCTATCTTTTCCGCCAGCATGGGATCGCGTTCGTTCTCCGGTACGACCTCAGAGAAATTAAATATCACCCTACGACGCGAGATCCCCCCGCTTCGGTCACTGAATGACATGGCGTTATTGTTTACCGCAAGCACTACTGCCGGAATACGTGTGGAGTAGGGGGCTTTATGTTTCGGATCAATTGCCACCTTGTCGCCGCCAGTAATTGCCTTAATTCCTGCACCATCGCCAGCGTAGCGAGTCATATCCGGCATGATAATCAGCGAAAAGCCAACTACTAACGCGCGTTCCCTTGCGTCTTCCAGAGCCTTCATGCTTGCCGATACTGTGTTGGCCTTACCCGCCAGCATGGTACAAATCTCAGCCATCACACTTTTACCGCTTCCGCCTGGGCCTGTTACCTCAAGGAATAACTGCCAGTCGTACCGGTTCGCCAGCACCATGAATAATGCCGCCAGTACGCGATCAGCTTTACGATCATTATCTGCCACCGAACGACGCAGCCACTTCCAGAAATTCGGCGCATGTGTTGCCAGCGTTTCCCCCTCTGCTGGTGGGCTGAACGGTAATTCACTGGCATTTAACAACCAGTCATTTTTGTTATGCTCCCGAAAATTTCCCGTCCGGGTATCAAATACCCCGTTACTGAATCCAATAAGATTCCTGTCTGCCCCGCCCATAACAGGCAGGCTCAATTTCATTGTGTCTACGGCAAATTTAATGGCGTTTTGCGAATAACTGATTCCAGCATCAATAAAAATCTTCGCCATAGACCGCTGGAGTTCCTTATCAGATACAGGCACCCAGACAATTCCGTTGTAATGGTGAACTACATCAGAATCATCATTTATAGCCAGTGCTCTTCCATAATATTCAAGTAACACTTCCCCTCTCTGGCTGGCTCCCATCTGATTTAGTGCTGGCCTGGATAGGTCAATATTTTTTGTGGCTAATTTCATCGCTGAAACTTCCCCACTCTCTGCCTGTTCGCGGATCCGTTGCAGGTAGTCGCGCCAGTTTTCCGGCTCCCGGTCGGTGATACCTTTGTATAATTTCGCGTCCTGTACACCAGCCAGCGCCAGCTTTTCAGCAATAGCATTGATCTGGATTGGCTCTATCTCCCCCGCGAGATAGACACGCGCAAAGCGGCGTTCATCGTCGACAATGCGGATATTCGCCAGGTCTGCCAGTTGCTTTGGCCCCAGGTAAACAGGAGGCACGTTATCGCCGTGTTTTCGTCCTTCGCTTTCAATCCAGTGTTGAGCATGGGCGTAAGCATCCGTCCCGGCAAAAATGATTACCTCGGTGAATTTATCCTTCGGCTGATATTTTAAATTCGGTGCGTTTTTCACTTCTTACCTCCCGCAACCAACATTGCCCGGATTTTTTTAATATTCGTGGCTGCACGTCTCGCCACTGCCTGTTGTTTGTTTTCCACCAGAATAAAATCACGCTCAAACTGACGGCGCGGCATTACGCAGTCATATTCGTAAGCCTCACGGCGGTAGGTGATATTGCCTGGCGTAACGTGACGAATAACCACTCGTCCCCCACGTCTGGTGTCGCGGTAAATATCTCCGTGTCTGATTTCAGGCCGAGAGAGACCGCTGGCAGTAAAGCCAGAATTTTTCCTTTTCATGGTTTTATTTTCCTGTCAGCAGTTCCGGTTTTATTTCTGCACGAATACAGAGTTCAGAAAAAAATTCAGGAGAACCCACAATCTCATTACTTTTCAGTCGGCATTGTGATTTCACTTTTTCTTTATCAAGGTAAACCAGCACGCGTCCGGTGAAATCATCTGGCACATTAAGCACTACGGGTACATGCGCTTCATGATTATGCATGGCTTACATCCTCCAGAGATTTTCTTCTGTAACGCGTCTCTGCCACATATTCAGCATAGTCCGACGCAATACTAAGAATCATTTCACCCTCTGACTTGTAGCCACTGGTATTGATAAGAAAATATGCAGCTTTCATCATGTCAGCAATGCTCAACAATGCGCCCGATGTATCTTCCGGTGCGCCATCAAACTCCTGTTTCAGGGAATTAAAACGATCATCACGCATGTTTACCCCCCTGAATGACCTGATAACCGCAACTGGTCAGCAATTCGATAAATTCCGGCAGTGTGCCGAAACAGCAATCATCACGCAGACGTTCGCAGGATACTTCAACGCCGTTTTCGTAGTGACTCACCATACACCCGGTAAAATGCAGATCATCATCGTGATGGCACGTTGACGGCTTAATCAGTCGCGCACGTTCCGCCAGTTCCAGCAATGCTTCAACGCTTCCGGCAATTGCACCATCCGGCAGGTGATAATTACTTACCACGCGTCCATTCTCCACGTTGACCAGTAGCTGCCCGGAAAATATCTCGTCAAACTGAATGCTGTTAAGGTCAGAAATTGACAGGTTATGCATGGTGCACCTCCTGTACATCAGCCATGATAATTTTTCCGGCCTTATCCAGTGCCTGATCGGCTTTCAGCTGCACAAATGCTAAATAATGGGAGATGCATTCTGATTCTCTGGCTGCGTGTTTATGCGCCACACCAGCGATAGCAGAAATCTCAATAAGTGAATCCATCAGCGTTTTGATAGCGTCTACCGCTGCATCAGGCCATGTTGCATTACACATGCTCCACCTCCTGGCGAATACGGGCAGCGAATACCATCACGCAGCCATCAGGAGATTGCTGGCGTGCTTCCTGTTCGCTGGTGGCCTCGATGTGAATCACGCGCGGTTGTGCCGTACTCAGGGCGATAAAACGCCAGATAAAATTGTTTTCGCATTTCTGAATAAACAACGTGTTTTCTTCGCGCCCTTTCCATGTTGCCGAGATATAGCCCATGTCATTGAGCATCTCGCAGGCATCAACCAGCGTATCGGCGGCTACATGAACAGTGTTTTTACCGTCAGCCATGCAATCACGGTGCACCGCCAGGAAGGTGTATATAAATTTAGGGTGAGTTTGGGTATGCTGTGCCCCAGCCATAATCGTTACCTCATTTAACGGTTTGGTTAGACGCCCCGCTACTGCCGCAAACAGTTCGGGGCGTTGTCGTTTATATCCTCTTACTGAGGTGTGATTTAAATTAAATTTAACTGAATCACAGGTCAAGTATTTTTTGTGATTCTTTTTTGTGTATACTGAATCACATCTTTTGTTTAGGAGAATGCACATGGCAAAAAACACTATCAACGACAAATCAAAACAGATTTCAATTCGTATCCCACATGATGCTTTTGAAGGCATGGAATCCGTAAAACTGGACGGCGAAAGCAACGCCGGATTCATAGTAACCGCCATGCGTGGTGAGATCGCCCGCCGCCAGGCAGAAGGAAGCGGAGAAAATCCCCTGGTTTCTTCGCTCAATGCACTGGCGCAGGTAGAAAAAATCGGAGTCAAAGCTGTCGAGGAGATCGGGCAGCTCGTCACCGTCGCACGTGAAGAACTCCAGCGCCGCAAGGCCAAAGAATCAGAATAATAACTATCATCGCCGTGGTGTGAGGAACTCCGGCGCATTGCTTTACAGGTACACAGAATGACCAACAAAGAATCGACCAATACACCATCACCGGCACGGAAAAGACAGCGCAGAAAGATAGCGTACGAATATGAGTCAGACAGATTCGCGCCCTGTGCGTTTATCCTTGAGAAATTCCTTAAAGAGTACAGGCGCACAAAAATGGGGTCGCATACCTGGAAAACATCGCGGCATGGCAATGTTAAAGAGCAGGAATAGCCCACCAGCAAGCCAGCACACTGATCACATTGCCCACCAGCCGCAAATCTGGCATTGTTGGCGATGTGTTCAAGTGTGTAGCTTTCCCACTGGTGGCCCTCTGCGGTCGCCTTTGTTTTATCCAGAACGAAATTAGACATCAGATTGATCAGCACCTGGCGACCTGACAAAATCGCATCAGTCGCGCCACCAGCAAAATTTTTTGCTTTCCGGACAGTGTGACCAACGACATTTTGCAGCAAAATATTCTGCATTTCTGGCGTGCTGTAGTAACGGTGATCAGCGCCTTCACTCTGTGCGACCACAACGCTATAATCTGCCTCGTAGACAGTAAGCAATATGGCGCAGTAGGCTATTCGTTCACAAAGGCGCTCCGGCAACGGGGCGCTTTCTCTTTTTGTAACGGTCAGAGCGTTACACATGGCTGTTTTCCTCCATGCGACGGGCTAACCAACGCTGCGAAAGACGAATTAATTCAGCCTTCCGCTGGTGGTAGTCCTGGCCTAACTCAATCAGCGTGATATTGCTCTGCTCAAGGTAAGAAAGGTGCTCAAGCTGCAACGTGCTCATGTGGTCGCGTGGTTCGCCTGTAATGCCGTTCGCCAGTGCCCACTGTTTTGCAGTCATGCCACCCAGCACGATACGCGCCAGCATGTTCGCTTCCGTGGTGTAGTGGTGCTGGAGTGTGTTTTTACCCAGTTCAGCCCGGTACGCCTCCAGCGCGGCACACATTGGCTTAAAGTAGCTGGCAACTGTGATACGGGCTTTCAGTTCCCGGCGTAACGCTGCGGAACGAACAGGCGCAACCTTGTGTAGCTCCTCCTCGCATTTGATAAAGTACTGGCGAACGGCGCGGCCCTGTTCGGTACGTTCGACCATCGCCAGTTCTTTCGCCATGTTCACTGTGATGATGTACTCAAGAGCGGTTTGCTGGCGAGATTTTGCGCTCACCGGATCGGGTCGGCTCAAATATTCAACAACCTCATAATCCACGCCTTCCGTGAACCCGTATTCTTCAATGCGCCCCTTGATCCACGAACGGAAAACGCGCCCTACACCTAACGCCTTATGTAACGCTCTGGCGCTAACAATAGTGGTTTCACTCCCGCCAATAACGCCGGAAATAATCGGGATAATTTCGCCGAAATTTTGCAGATTCTGGTTTTCAGGCCGAACGAAGCCCCGCCCCTGTACGGGCGTTTTTGGAAATTTCATAAAAACTCCTGCTATCGAATTAAGTTACTTTTATTTGCTGGTGGATAGCTGGGGGCAATAGCCCCGTAGCCATTTAATCAGGTAGCTGTTCCGCGTGATTCCGCAATACGCTGATTAATCCACTCGTCAATTTCACTCTCAACGAAAGCAATAGCTCGCGAGCCAATTTTAACTGATGCAGGAAATTTACCTTGCCCCATAAGGCGATAAATCCATGCCTTGCTATATCCAGTTCTACGCTGAACTTCTGTTAAACGAATAAGCGTATTTGACATATATTTACCTCATAACGTCTACTCAATTTGACGAGGTAATCATGGCACAGAAATAACGAATATTTTCATACCCTCAGGCCTAATGGTTACCGGAAGGAAATCTACCCTAAGGGTGATGGTAATCGGGAGGAAATCTACCCTAAGGGTGATGGTAAAATTGACGGGGAAGATAAAAAAATACCCTCAGGGTAACAGTAAATCACCCTCAGGGTATGCGGTATGGTGCGTTAATCCGGCTTTGCGTTCTTTTGGCTGTTGTCTCGGTTAATAGGGCAGGCAGTCCTCTCTATGAGCGTTGCAAGTGCATTACTTGCCCCCCACTGCTTAAGCTCCCTGGTTATCGCTTCTTGATTTCCCCTGGTGGCAAAATCATTTTCTGGATCGTAATTGGCCCACTCTCTGTTTCTAATCTCAATAGCCTTAGCTAATGGGTCTTTATCCCAGTATTTATATAAGTGTATCGGGCGCTCTTGCTCTAACTGCTCTATCCTTGCCCTTAACTCTGCGTTTTCTTTTTCCAGCATTGCGATTTGGGATAATAAATCATCCTCTGTACGCAACTCTTTCTTTTCAATATCGCGTCCTTGTGCCTCGTCATTTTCAGAAGAGTTAGCGCCTTCCAGCTTCGTTAACGCGTCAAGGACATCGGGAAAAATTGCGAAAATTTCACCCCTTATAAATCCAATGTTCTCAAATTCGGGATCTTCCCAATAACCGGACACCAGAAAACCATTTTCATCCCTCTCACCAGGTAAACAACCACGTTTCCGAACCGCATTCAGATTTCTATAAAGAACATCATTATCAAATTCATCCCGATACGGGTTACAAAAAGATTCCAACAGCTTAAATTCATTTACTGTGTACAGGCGGATATGTTCTCCGCTTATTCTCCTGAGTATCCAAGTTATGACATCTGAAACATCATAATCATCACCAGCGACCTTAAGCACGACCTCAAGAAATTCACGTAAAGAAATAAAATCTTTTTTGTATTCGTTTAATTCGGCATGAATATCAATCATACGCACACCTCAGCGTCCTCTACTGTAGTGGCTGTACCAGTCCGTCGAGGTGTACGGATTTTCGGGAGCGACCCTAGACACAGCCTTTTCTTTCGTCGCTCAAAGTCTACTACTGTATACTCAACCAGTCACCCGCATTTTCCGAACTCACCATGCACCACATTTCCGCCATGCTCGAGCGAATCCATATAATCAGCGTACCACTGAAGCATTTCCCGCCGCCCATCCAGATATTGCGCATGGTTGTATGTGCCACGAATTGAGTTTTTATCGACGTGCGCAAGCTGTGTCTCTATCCACGCGGTGTTATAGCCCTGCTCATGCAAAATGGTGCTCATAGTGTGCCGGAAGCCATGACCAGTAACCTTTCCGTTATAGCCGATGCGTTTAAATACTTGGTTTATGCTAGCCTCGCTCATTGTTTTCCTTGGATCATTACGGCCGGGAAACATAAGCGGATAATTGCCAGTTAGTTCTTTAATCTGCCCAATAAGCGAAAGAGCCTGCTCAGACAAAGGCACTACATGAGGGCGACGCATTTTCATCCGTGAAGCAGGTATCTCCCAGATAGCCTTGTTGAGATCGATTTCATCCCATAATGCACCGCGCAGTTCGCCAGTCCGCAAACCGGTGATAATCAGTAAACGAGCCGCCATAACAACCAATGCACTTCCTGAGTAACTGGACAATGCCTTGAAAAAATCAGGTAATTCTTTGGCTGTGAGGAAAGGATAATGATTAGATTCATGACCTTGCATCGCGCTGGTGAGATCCGGTGCAGGGTTATACTCAGCACGTCCAGTGACAATTGCATAGCGGAAAACTTCCCCACATCGCTGCCTCACTTTTTTGGCTTTTTCGGTAGCACCGCGCCCCTCGATGCGCCGCAGCACATTCAGCAGTTCAAGTGGTTTGATTTCGGCGATTGGTTTTTTGCCAATGTAAGGGAACACATCTTTGTTGAAGGCTTCGAGGATGTCTGAAGCATAACCAGCAGACCATTTTTTTAATTTGCTGCTGTGCCACTCAAGGGCAATATCTTTGAAGGTGTTGTTTAACTGCGTTTCCCGGGCAATCTTTTCCTCTCGCTTCACTTCCATCAGATCGATTCCCCCAGAGATACCTCTTTTAGCTTCTTCAAGTTTTGCAGGAGCATCAGCTAAGGTGACCTCAGGATACACACCTAGTGCTAACAGCTTCTCTTTACCAGCTACACGATACTTGAAGCGCCAATATTTTCCTCCACTAGGTTTTACCAAGAGATACAGACCACCACCATCAGCCAGCTTGTAAGCCTTCTCTTTTGGCTTGGCAGTGTCTATTTGACGGGCATTGAGTTTCACTTGGGGGTACCTCCACTAAACCGAACAGCAAATACCCCCAAAAGTACCCCCAATTGACTGTAGATTTTGGAGTACTTAAGTAGACGTCAAAAGACTAAAAGGGGCGCTAACATGCGGATTATAAGAGGTTTTTAAATACTTGAGTAGACTTGGGGAGACATTAGAATGGTGCCGATAATAGGAGTCGAACCTACGACCTTCGCATTACGAATGCGCTGCTCTACCAACTGAGCTATATCGGCCCTGAAAGGACATGTTCACGAACGTGAATCACGGTGGACAAGGTTAAAACTAACCGGGCGATGCGTCAATGGCCTTGTGAATCAAATGGCTACTTTTGCATCACCCGGTTTTATTTACGCACGAATGGTGTAATCACCAATGCCGATCCACTTATAAGTGGTCAGAGCTTCCAGCCCCATTGGGCCGCGCGCGTGGAGTTTTTGTGTGCTTACCGCAACTTCCGCCCCCAGACCAAACTGGCCGCCGTCGGTAAAACGCGTAGAGGCGTTAACGTAAACAGCGGAGGAATCCACTTCGTTAACAAAACGCTGGGCGTTGCGCATATCGCGGGTCAGGATCGCATCGGAGTGTTGCGTGCCGTGTTCACGAATATGGGCAATGGCGTCATCCAGATCGCTAACGATTTTGACGTTCAAATCTAATGACAGAAACTCATCGTCATACTCTTCGGCTTTAACAGCCACCACCTTCGCGGGGCCTGCCTGCAACTGCGCCAGCGCGGCTGCATCAGCGTGTAACGTCACGCCGCTTTCCGCCATTTGTTTGCTTAATGCGGGCAGGAAGCTATCTGCGATGTTTTTATTTACCAGCAACGTTTCTACCGTATTACATGTGCTCGGTCGCTGAGTTTTCGCGTTGACGATCACTTTTAATGCTTCAGCGATCTCTGCACTTTCATCAACGTAAATATGGCATACGCCTATACCGCCTGTGATCACCGGGATTGTCGACTGCTCGCGGCACAGTTTATGCAAACCAGCCCCACCGCGCGGGATCAGCATGTCGATGTATTTATCCATACGCAGCATTTCACTGACCAGCGCACGGTCAGGATTATCAATTGCCTGCACGGCACCCGCCGGTAAGCCGCAGGATTTCAGGGCGTCCTGAATCACCGCTACCGTTGCAGCGTTAGTGCGACAGGTTTCTTTGCCGCCGCGCAGGATCACCGCGTTACCGGTTTTCAGGCACAGGGAAGCAACATCAACCGTCACGTTCGGGCGCGCTTCATAAATCACGCCAATCACCCCCAGCGGTACGCGACGACGCTCAAGACGCAGGCCGCTGTCCAGTACGCCGCCATCGATTACCTGCCCCACCGGATCGGCGAGATTGCACACCTGGCGCACATCGTCGGCAATGCCTTTCAGCCGTGCGGGCGTCAGTGCCAGACGGTCAAGCATCGCTTCGCTAAGGCCATTGGCACACGCGTCTGCAACATCCTGCGCGTTAGCGTTGAGGATACTTTCGCTTTGTGCTTCCAGTTCATCGGCGATTTTTTCCAGCACACGATTTTTTTCGCGGCTGGAGAGTTGCGCTAATTTATACGAGGCTTGCTTCGCGGCAATGCCCATTTGTTCCAGCAT